GCTTTGTTAAAAGGTGTATCAAAAGAAACTTTCAGATTAATTCCTGACTTAAAGAGTAAGGCTAAAATCGCAAAATTGAATTTAGGTTCAATCGTTCAAGATGCTGACTGTACATTTAGTGGTGCAGGAGAGGGCACATTACTTCAGAAAGAAGTTGAAGCTCACGACATCAAAATCAATCTTTCTTATTGTTTAAGAACTTGGGAAAGAAATTATTTATCACAAGCGTTAAGACCAGGTTCTAACACAGGTGAATTAATGCCTGCATCTGTTGAAGAGTTCTTGTTACAAGAAGTTGGAAAACAAGTTGCTGCTGAATTAGAAAAAGTTACTTGGGCTGGAACTGCTTCAACTCCAAACTTTACTGCTGAGGCTGGATTAATTTCTAAATTAGGAGCTGATAGTGATGTAGTTGATGTGGCTGGTGCAACTTTATCTGCATCTAACATAATCGCTGAGATTGGAAAAGTTTATTCTGCAATTCCTGCTACTATCTTGAATTCTGATGAGCTTGTTATCTATTTATCAACTGCTGCATCTGCTTTCTACAGACAAGCATTAGCGGCGGCATCTGCTGAGACATTCTATATGCAAAACCACACTGAGTTAACTTACTTAGGAGTTCCTATCGTTGTAGCACCAGGTATGCCAACTAACAAAATGGTTGCAGGTGAGAAAACTAACTTCTTGTTATTAACTGACTTAATGTCTGACTTTAATGATGTATTAATTTTACCACAAAGAGGTGTAACAGGTGTTCCAGAAGTAAGATTTGTTGCTGATATGAAATTTGGTGTAAATTATATTTACGGAGCAGAGGTTGTATTATACGCATAATATAAAAATAATTAAAATAGAAGGGGTTATAAAGCCCCTTTTATAAAAATATAAAAATAAAAATTAAAAATATGGCACTATGTGATTTATTAAATGGTGGTATCACTAAATCTTGCGATAACAACACTGGGGGTGTATCAAACATCTACCTTGCTGACCATCCATTAGTTTCTTCTTACACAGAAGCTAACGGTGAAATATCTGCAATTACTATGAGTGGTACAGCATCTTTCTATGAATTTGAATTCAATAGAAACACTTCTTCTTATACAGAAGATATCAATATTGATTTGGCTAATGGTACTACATTCTTTACACAGACTGTAAACCTTATCTTATCAAGAAGAGAAAAAACAAAAAGAGAAGCTTTGGAAAAACTAATTGCTGGTCAAAAAGAATTATTTATTATTGTTAAAGATAGTAATGGTTTATACTGGGCATTTGGAAAAGACCAAGGAGCAATCGTAACTTCTGTAACAGGTGGTTCAGGTGTAAATAAAGCAGATGCTAATAACTACACTTTGGTATTTACAGCAGAAGAAGCTCAATCGGCTCCTGAAGTTGCATCTTCTATTATTGCAGGTTTATTGTAATATCATCTTAAATTATAAAAGAGGGGTCTTAGGCCCCTTTTTTTATGCACTTACTTTTATATAAACAATTTTTAATTAAAATATACTTTAATAAAAATAAGATAAATATGATAATTCTTAATAAAAATACGACATCAAATGTTATAGTAAGAGATGGTGTTAAACCAATAGTTACTTATTATTTATTTGTAATCTATGATAAGGTTGGTGATGTTGTAAAGTATTTTCAGAGTTCTAATGTAAGTTCATATCCTGAATATTTAAGTTTTAATATAGACGAGGATATACAAGAGGTTAAATGTAATTCAACTATACATCTTGAAGGAAACAACACAGACTATGAATTCAAACTTTATTATCTATTAGGACAAGCAACAGATGATAGTATATTAGATAATTTATTTAACACTTTAACAGAAGAACAGCTTGTATCAAAAGGTATTCTAAGAGTTATTGGTTCAGAGCAAAGTACAATTGATGATATATATCTATAAAAAACAATTAAAAATATGAAATTATTTAGTTTTAATAAAAAAAATGAAGAGGTAACAAAGGTAACCAAAGAAGATAATAATGTATTTGATGGTATATTTAACCTTTCAACTCAAACATCTCTTCCTATAATAAAAGAGAGAAATAACCAAGAATGGGTTAGTTACTTAACAGATGATGGAGAGCAGTATATAACATACTTAGAGAAGTTATACAACAATTCACCAACTCACCAAGCAATTGTTGATACTAAATCTTTAATGATAAATGGTGCAGAATTGGTATATGATGCTCCAACAGACTTCAAATCAAAAATAGAATTAGAAAGAATAATTAGTTTTGCTGATGGAGTAAATGATTTACACACAATAACAGGTAATTTAATAAAAGATAACCAATTATATGGTTCTATGGCTATTGAAATTATATGGAGTAATGACTTTACCAGAATTAATAAAATAAATAGAATTTCTCCAAAGTATATAAGAAGTGGTAAGTTCATAAATGGTAAGGTTAAAACTTATTATTATTCAAGAGACTGGGACAATAGAAGAGAAGAGGTATCTGAGATTTCTGCATTTGATATAACAAATAAAAAAGACCATCGTCAATTATTGTATGTTCCTAATCAAGTAATATCAAATGAGTATTATGGTGAGGCTTCTTATTTAGCGAGTTGTAATTGGATAAACCTAGAGGCACAAACCGGATTATTCTATAAAAGTTTAATGGAAAATGGCTTCAACCCTTCTTTAATTGTTAAGTACTATAAAAAGAATTCAACATTAGAAGAGAGAGATACAATAGTTCAAGGTCTTAAAAGAAGTTTTGGTGGTGTTAAAAACACAGGTAAAATAATGGCTATATTTGCATCTGATAAAGATAATGCACCTGATATAGAACCTATTAATGTTTCTCAATTAGATAAACAATTTACAGTAATAGCGGACCAAATTGTAACTAAAATACTTACAGGAGCTCGTGTCACGACATCGGAATTATTTGGGATTTCTATTGCTGGAAAGCTTGGAACTGCTGACTTTGATACACAAGTTAAAGCATTTGCTACTTATGTAATAAGACCAGAGCAAAAGAAATTAGAATTAATTCTAAATAAACTATTAAAAATAAATGGATTAAGTGTAAATCTTACAATAAAACCATTAGATATATAAAAATAAATAAATAATATGGCACAATTTAATTCATTTTGTTCTGAGGACTATATTAAGAGTGTAACTCCTATATCAAGAAATTTAGATATAGCAGAAATTCTTCCATTTTTAGAAGATGCTGAACTTATGGTTATAAGAGAAATTATTGGAAAACCACTATATGATGATGTTAAGGTTAAGTTTTTAGCACAAAACCTATCAAGTGATGAGATAACTTTAGTTAGTTATATAAAGAAAGCGGTTGCTTGGAGAGCATCAGAGATGGCAATACCGTTTTTAAATGTTAAAATAAAAGCAAAAGGACCTGTTAAAATGAGAGGTGACTATGAAGATGCTGCTACTTTATCAGATGTTAAATATCTTAGAGAAGAATTAAGAAATAAAGCTGAATACTATGAGGAAAGACTTTTAGACTATATCTGTAAAAACTCTAGTAAGTTTCCTTTATATGGTGATGCTGATACAGAGAGTAATATAACACCAACCGGTGAAACAAGATTTGATGGTGATATTTATTTTGATGATAACTATTCAACAAGATTGAACTATCTATATGGAAAAAATAACCCTAAATAAAATGACTTGGATTAAATATGCTTTTTTTACTGCATTCTCTTTTTTAGTTCCTATACAGAGTATTCTATTATTACTTATTGGTTTTGTAACTATTGACACAATAATGGCAATTTATGTTAGTGTTAAGACCAGAGGATGGAATTCTTTTAGAAGTGCCTTATTAAGAAAAGGTATGACCGCGAAAGTATTCTTATATTTAGGTACAGTTATACTTGCTTATGGTATAGATTTAACGATGTTTGGTGGTACTTTATTCGGAATTAAACTACTACTATCAAAAGGCCTTGCAGGTGTCTGGATTTCAGCCGAGGTTAAGTCACTTGATGAGAATAGTATGAAACTTGGTAACCGTAGTTTCTATATTTTGGTTAAAGATTTCTTTAAAAGAATTACTGGCTTTAAAGATGAGATTAAAAAGATAACAGAATAATGACCTATTATGTATATGAGATAATTTTTGATGGAGTTAGAAGATA